TGTGGACGTAGTGTAGAGAAGTCGTAACCGATGCCTCCACCTAGTTGCATAGTCTTAGCAGCTTCCGTTGCTGCCTTCATTATGCCTTCCATACTATCTTCTATAGTCATTGATACGAAGCAGTTGTAAGGTGTCACTTTACGAGGTGAACCCATTGCAGATTGTACTCGACCTGCAGGTAAGAAGCGTTGATCTAACAAGATGTCTCTGAACTGATTGTAATGATCTTCACTATCTTTAAGTGAGTCAGCTACTCTTGACATAGCTTCTCTAAAGCTCTCGCCCTTAGAGCGATACTTCATTGCATGTATTTCTTCTGATATACCTAGGCTTGGTCCTTGGTGGTTTTTAATACTCATACGTTAATCCTTTTTAAATTCTTTATCTATTAATAACATTACATGAAAGAGAGATTGAGCTTCACTTATCACCATTAGCTTCGTGACCCTCACCTCTTACTTTAAAGTCTTCTCTCATCCAGACTAAATTGTCAATGTCACCGCGAGTTAACCCAATGTCATTTAGTTCTCTGTTAGACAAACGGTTGAGATGCTTGATTGTATCTCTGTGCATTTGCCATGTTTGTAAGTAGTTATAAAATCTATATAACCAAACAAAAGGTGATCGTATACCATTGCATACAATACGTCTTGCTTTACTATCTAATATTCTTTTAATCATCTATTGTCTCCTGAGCCAGACAGAACACCACGTTCTTGTCTATCGTTAAGTTTAATCATGTTAAGTTCTAACACTTCGTCTAAGCTACTGCCAAAGTAATTCGCCAGAGCAGTTAAGTAGAATGCGACATCTCCTAGTTCTTTAATAATGTCTTGGGCTTCTACTTTAGTATTGTCACGTAAGAGCTTCTTAATCTTCTCAGCTATCTCACCTGACTCTCCGATAAGACCTAAGGTGTTTTCAATTAACCTAGTTTCACCTTCTGTCATTATCTTACCCTCTACCCATTGAGAGTAATTACTTGTTGTTGTTGTCATCCATCTATCTCCGTTACCATCATAAATTCTATTATACCATCTTCTAAATCATACAGTACACCTAGAACTTCATCTTTAACTAAGTCTTCACGATCAGTCTGATCTAACTCTAATACAAACTGATCTGCTTCCATCCTTACTTTAAATGTTACTTCGTATTCCATATTATCCTCCGTAAGTTTGCTTAAGAACGTCCATAGATACCCACTGAGCATCGTACTGACCGTCTACAATGTTGCGCTTTATTAGTACGCCTTTCCACCATTCACCATTAGACTGACCTGCCCATGACTCTGGAGCACCTTTGAAACAGCCTACGACTGCACCGATACCACCATTTTGTCCTACGTCTTCTTTGAAGTACATGTCACGCTTATGGCTGTGTCCTACTGAACAAGACCTGTAACGCTTCTGTAGTAAAGCATATGCGTGATGTGTACCACTGATTGCTCTACCGAAGTTACCTGCACCAATGAAGTGTGCATAGTCTACACCATCGTAGTTACGAATAGCAGGTGCACCATTCTCATACTGGTGATACTCATCAAACCATTTCTTAGTACCTAGGTGAGAGAAAGAGATACCATACTTCTCGCCTTCTAGTCTAGGGTCATAATTAATAGCTGTTGTAATACGTGCTTCGTGATTACCTTCGAAGCCATACCACTTTGGTCGTCTACGTCTTTGTTGTTTGAATCTGTAACGTAGAAGTTCTTGAGACTCGTTGTATGACTCAATGTCACCACCGTAGTTCTGAGCAACCACACTCTTAGGTTTAGCTTTATCGTACATGTTAAGTGACTTCATATCTGCTCCGTCACCTAGGTCTATACAATAATCAGGCTTAACATCATATATCAATCCACCTAACCAATCAAATCTTTCGTTAGTAGTTTCTGGTGATGCGTGTGCACATGACCAAACGATTGCTGTCTTACCCATTGCTGATTTACTTATAGTCATTTCTTTATCTCCTTAGTCCATTCCTCTGGAATAGTTTTATCTGAATATAGAAAGCCATTACTTTTACACCAATCTCCGTAGGTGCTTTTAGCTCCCTTGTAGAGCTTGGCTCGTGAGTTGTTGAATACAAAGCGTATATCGTGTTCTGGAAACTGCTTTTGTATCTCTTTATGTTTACGTCGATCTGTAGAAACAAACCTACCTTTAGTCTCGATGATGATACCATTCTCAAGAACAAAGTCAGGTGTATAGTTCCTCACCTTTAAGTCTGTCCATTTGATCTTAGTCTCTTCATATGTGAAGCTGACACCGCGTTCCTTTAGATCATTAGCTGTCTGTTCTTCTAGCCCTGATCTGTAACCTGCCGCGATACCATGAAATCTACTTCGCTTAGCCATTAGAAATCCTCCACTTCTGGAACCTTGAGTTCTTTCTTAATCTTAGTTAAGTACTGAGGTCCGTATGAATAGGCAAACTTCTTTAATCCTGGCCAACATGCTTTCTTGAATTCACAGTAAGAACATTCCATACATAGTTTCTTGTTAGGAGAAGTCTTGCTTTGTGGTTCATCTTTATACTCACGAGGTGGTGGTACTTTACTCTTTACCATCTCCTTGATTGCTTTGATCTCTTCTTCTTTAGTCTTAAGCTCATCAGTAAAGTCGTACATGTCTAAACATATATGTCCGTTTACTTTATCTATAACTAAGAATGCACCATGTGTTTTGTTAGTAACTAATGGGTCATCTTTAGCCGCATAGACATATGAAGATAGCTGAGAGATGTAGCCGAATGGGTCTTGATCTCTTAGGTTGCCTTCTTTGAACTTCTTAAAAGAGTAAGGAGAAGCTGACTTAACATCTACTGTCATGCCATCTATAACACAGTCTCTACTTCCTTTGATACCGTGTGCATTCATCTTATCTTGTTGACCAACAACTTCGTGTCCTGCTTGCTGTGCGATACCTAAAGCAAGTTCTTCAATCATGTCTCCATAAAAGAACTTGAGCAGTGCGTTGGCTTGTAAGGCTTCTGCCTTATCTGTTTGATTAATCTTGTACCATAACTTGCGAGAGCAAGGTGTTCCAAGTGACGACATAGATAGATAACCTCTAGGCTCTTGTGGAGCTTTGAATCTATCAGAAGCCATCTGAGCTATGTTAGTTCCAACCATTGGCCGATTGTATTGTCCCAACCTTTCTGACCGAATATAACACTCTCCATGTCTTGTACTAATGTAGCTATTTGTTTAGCCATTTTGTATCCTTCTGTTAGAGGTGAGAAAGGGCGCATGTGCGCCCCTCCCTAATGCTTACCGAGGTCCTTGGCCTCAGAAGGGAATATCTCCTGGAGTTGCCTTGCTTGGAGCAGGGGCAGCTGTTGGAGCAGCGTTGGCGTAGTTCTTAGGTTGGATACCTGCCGAAGCACCTCCGCCACCTTCTGATTCAAATACTACGTGATCAATAACTTGAACACCACTTAGTCGAGAACCTACACCCATCTTAGTATCGTATACATCAACGTAGACAACACCTACTGAGCCGTTGCCGATCATACCATCAGCATCTGTCCATGCGTCACCGCTTGGGTTGAATACCTTTGGAGCACCTGCCGCCCACTCACGATCAAACTTGTCTTTCCAAGGACGCTTGAACTTGACACGAGTACCGCGTCCATCTGGGTCTGGTTTACCTTGCTTCCGTACACCAGAGTCTTTCATCATCTTGAACGTAGCATCGTCCATAATAATGTCAACAGTTGTAGCACCATCTGTTTCTACATCGTACTCACCGTTGTCTCTGTTACCTTCGAATAGTTTAGCCCACTCTAGGATACCTGTTAGTTCTATTGTTTTAGTAGCCATATATAATCTCCTAATGATTATTTGTTGTTGTTCTGCAATTATAGCAGATGTTTAGTGATATGTCAATACGTCAATGTGTATCATACCACGATTTTCCTATATCATAAGAACCTGGAGTTGGTATCTTGAAACCTAGCTCAACACCTGTCTCTGACATAGTAGTAGCAATCAGTTTACCTAGATGCTCAGCCTCTTCATAAGAGCCTATAACTTCTACTTGGTATTCGTCATGCACAAAAGCACACATCTTGAAGTTGATACCCTCTGCCCTAGCTTTCTTGTGAAAGTTGAGAAGTGTATGCTTCATTAAGATAGACTCACCAGATTGTAGTATACCTGCTAGAGTCTTGTGCTCGTTAGGTACGATAACCTTACGACCATCGTAACCTGTGAAATAGCCCTTGTCTGCAATATAAGGAACCATTCTTTTCTTGAGAGGTGCTAAGCCATCAATGCTTTGCTCAAAGCGTTTCATAGCTGATGCGGCTTCTTGTACGCCAACCTGCATGATACTAGCAGTCTTAGCAACACCTGCACCTAGTAGCCATCCATATATGAATGTCTTGGCCATGTCACGAGTAGCATGTGATATACCCAAAGCTTTCTTGTTCATATTGTGGATGTCTGTCTCGTTCTCTTTCTTACCCTTCATAATAGCATTAGCATACATGTCAGCGTCAAAGTGTCGCCACATGTAGTCAGCAAGTACTCGTAACTGAATACCGTCTGCATCACAGCCGACTAAGTAACTACCCTCAGGTACAGTCCAACACTGGCGTAACTGATGATCATACTTGGCCTTGATCTCGTCTACTGCATTACGAGGTGTGCCGTGAAAGGGTGAAGCAATGTTGGCGGTGTTTGGATTGTTGTGTGCACAACGTCCTGTCCATGCGCCAATATTATTGATAGTACCATGTATACGACTGTCATCACATACTTGGTTAATCCACTCAACTAGGGAAGACCTACGGCCTTCTAACGTAAGCCACTGAGCAAGCGACTTAGCACCCCTAGGTGCAGTGTCAGGTAACGTAGACAAGTTGTCTTCTGATACCGTGTAACCATAACGCTCAAGAGATTGCTTCTTGTCGTCATAGAATTCCTTGTCCATCTTAGTAATCTTCTTACCATATGGGTCTCCTATCTTAAGTCTGTTGAACTTATTATGAGTTGCAGTCTTCTCAAAAGGTTTCCAACCTGCATCCCATAGTACGTCTACTCGATCTTTAGAAGCCCCAGGATTGAAGCTGATAAAGTCATAACAGATAAGGTCATCACCTTGTCTATCAGTAGCCGCATACTTCTTCTTAGCATTAGTCACGCTAGAGAATACCGTACCATCTTTCTTCTCACGATACTTGATAGTGTTTACAGGTAGTAGTTTAGGTGGGAAGTCTTCTTGAAAGAGTTGTTCAAGCTCTTGCTTCTCAACTATAACACTGTCTAATAAACTCTGTGCTAGTTCATGGTCAAAGTGAAAGCCATGATACTTGCTACGAACTAACTCAATCTGTAAGTCATGCTCGACACGCATTGATCTAGCCCAATCCTGATCGTATAGGATGTGACTGAAGTGATTGAACAATGCCTCAGTAGTATCTAGGTCTCCACGCCAGTACTCAACCATCTCTTCATTTAATTCAGAGAAGTTGTTGTAGTCTCCTTTGTGTACGCCTAACCGAATCCCCCAAGATTTTAAGGAATGAGGTCCTTTACCACCAGTAGGTATAGCTATATCATAATCAACTGTACGAGATACAATCAATGTGTCAATAACCTTACGAGGGTCAAGAGGCTTATCTAACCACTTGTTTAATAAAGGTAGATCGTATTGTATGCCATTGTGGAATACCATCTTGTCCAATGATAAATGCCACTCAGTAGCCGCCTTACGAGCTATAGGGTCGGTGTGTATATTACGAAACTCAAAGACTTCACCAGTGTCTTGCATCTTGCCACCGACTAACCAACAGTTGTCAGGATGTTCAATGGCATCAGTCTCTATGTCACAAAACGCTATACGTGCCATGTTGTCTCCTTACATTTCAAAGTTAAAGTAATCCATAAGTAGTAGTTCGAGTTCGTCTTGTAATCTCTCAATTAC